TTCAGGTGGCGACCCTGTAGAAGCGAAGTGACTGCACCCGCAGTTAGCACTTGAGAGACGCACTGTAGACGTTACCGAACAAAGCACCCGACCGCCGTACCCGCCGGTGGCAGTCAAACCACCGGCGGGATTCTTTTGGAGGATGACAATGACAACCAATGACGTATACAAGGAAATCGAGCGCAACCGTCGCTCCCTACGCCGGGCGCAGGTGTTGCTGGCCCAAGTGCCGGCCGGCCAGACGCATCGCCGGGCTGGGCTACAGAATGAGATACGGGCGCTGCTGCTGGAGCAGGCGGCGCTGAGTGCGAAGCGGGACGCGGGGCGGTGACAGTTGACCCTTGACCTGCAAGGTGGCGGCGGTGTATAATCATAGGTGCTTAGGTGACAACGTTTGCGGGCAGTTTTTTGCTTATAATCGAAAACTTGTGGACAAAGAGCCACTTCCTTATCGGGACTGCCCCGTTGTGACCTAAGCATCACAAGTTAAGGAAGTGGCTTTTTGTGTACTCAAGTAAGGGGCAGACATGGACAACACACAGAATGGCGAATGGCAGAATGCACTGGCACGCGAGGCTGAAATAAAAGAGGCCTGGCAGATAGAGCAGGGCGTACCAGTGACACGGTTGACGGTTGATGATTGCGAGTTGATTATCACGTCGCTAGATTTCACGGTAAGGGCGTTTCAAGAATACAACGATTACCCGTCATATGAGTTTAAGGTGAAGCGTGTATCAGAGGCCGAGGCCGTGCGCCAGAAGGTGCGGGATTTGCGCAAGGCGTTGAAGGCCGCGAAATGAGTAACCAACTGCAAAAGATTGAAGGCGCGGCGCGGGCACTGGCTGAGGCCGAAACACTAGACGAGATCAAGTATGTCCACGACATCGCCACGGCGGCCGCAGAGTATGCCCGCGCTGCCAAGCTGGGACTTGAGGCACAGAATAGCGCGGCCACGATTAAGCTACGCGCCGAAAGGAAGGCGGGCGAACTGTTGGCGGGGCTGGAGAGGGAGCGGGGTGGCAGCGGGCGATTCGGTTCGTCCATCGATGTACAAACCGCATCTCCCTACGCCGCAACCCTGGCCGAGACTGATACTAGCAGGCAGCAAGCTAACCGCTGGCAAGCCGTTGCGCAAATGCCAGAAGAAAAGTTTGAAGCATACATTGAAGAAACGATTGAAGCGGGCGACGAGTTGACAACGGCGGGGGTGCTGAGGGTTGCAAAAGCGCCAGACGTTACTAGGGTGAACTCGCGCGGTGATTATGACTGGTACACGCCTGAAAAGTACATCGTGGCGGCGCGTGATGTGCTGGGCGAAATCGATCTAGACCCAGCGTCAAGCGACAAGGCCAACACCCGCGTGATGGCGAGAACAATCTACACAGTAGCAGATGATGGGTTGCTGCAAGATTGGCATGGGCGCGTGTGGCTTAACCCGCCGTATGGTGGGGCACAGGCCGACTTCACCCAAAAGTTGGTTGATGAATATGAGGCAGGGCGTGTTGATGAGGCAATTCTGCTAGTCAATTCAAACGCAACTGATACGCGCTGGTTTGCGCCGCTATGGGATCACGTTCTTTGCTTTACAGATCATCGAATCAATTTTGATGGGCTGCTTAATCAGGGGGCATCGTCATCGACACACGGCTCGGTATTCGTATATTTTGGCCCGTACAAGCAACGATTTGCCGAACGATTTGCCGAGTTCGGCGCGGCGGTGTGTCGCTATGAGTAACATCAGAAATGAATCTTCTTTCACTGGAAGCTTTTGGGATTGGGGGCCGTTTAACAAGCTGTTTAAATATAACATTCGCATTTCTGATATAGATGGCGTAGTAGAACGCAACGGGCATGTCTTGTATATCGAAACAAAATCAGCGGGAGTATCAATCCCGGAAGGGCAAAAGCGGTTACATGATGCGTGGATTAAGAAGGGGGACACTGTGTTAATTGTATGGGGCGATCCGAACCAACCGCAACGGGCAACGCTGCGCCATGGGGTATGCAACGAGGAACATGACACATGCGACATGACAGACCTTGATAGCATTATTTCTAGGTGGTTTGCGTGGGCCGATTCTAAGAGGGGGACAGATGAATAACCTCCCCTGGTTCCGATTCTACAGTGAAGCCCTCAACGACCGCAAGATGGCCCGCGCCGTCCGTATTAGCGGCCAGCCCAAAGCCGTGGTGCTGGGCGTGTGGCTTGTCCTGCTATGCCTTGCCAACGATTCACCCGAACGCGGGCGGCTAATGCTTGGTGAAGACTTGTGGCTTGAGGAAGATGAGATCCTGGCCGAGACAGGGCTTGACCCCGTGACTTACGGCAAGGTGATCGGCGCGTTTCAGCAGCTTAACATGGTGGCCGTGGGGCGCGGCTATGAGCTGCCAAACTGGGACAAGCGCCAGTACAAAAGCGACAACAGCAGCGCCCGCGTTGCGCGTTATAGGCAAAAGCGTGTTGACTCCGGCATGACCGTCTCGCCGTCTTATGACTCTAGCGAGATACTGGCCCGTGACAATCATACGTGCGTTTATTGCGGTGCAACTTCCAACCTGTGCGTTGACCATATTTACCCGATAACCCTGGGCGGCACTGACGATGAGCTTAACCTTGCAACGGCCTGCAAACAATGCAACAGCGGCAAGGCTGGGCGAACTCCGGAGCAGGCGGGGTACAAGATAAAAAATGTCACCGTTAGGGATAACTACGCACGATATTCTGTAACGGTTACAGGCGCAACACGTAACAGTGACAGTAACGCTATAGATACAGAACAGATACAGAACAGAACAGATGCAGATGACGCCGCCGCCGTTTTCGACGCTTACGCTCAGCTATGCGGTGCGGGCGCAATCAACAAGAAGCTGGCCGATGAGATAGGCGAGTTCATTGATGAGGTAGGCGCGCAGACGGTACTGGACGCCATTCACGAAGCGGCGGTGCATAACGGCAAGTCCTGGGCCTACGTGCGCAAGATACTTGTGACATGGCGGGATAAGGGGCGCGGCTCCGGCAAAGCGCTAGCCAACGGCGACGCCTGGGCGCATGTCGAGGCGCTTGTCAAGGCCGGCACGCCGCCGGAGCCTGACGATCCAGTTTACGGCGCGGTGAAGCGGGTGGGCTGGGGCAAGCTGAAACAGATGACAGATTACGACGCGCCGAAACTACGCAAGCAATTCGAGGCGGTGATGGCATGACAGACAACAGACTACCTCCGCACAATATCGACGCAGAGCGCGCCGTTTTAGGCGGTATCCTCATCGACGAAGACGCCATGTTTGAGGTTGACTTCCTGCATCCGGCGCACTTCTACGGCGCTGATCATCGCAAGACGTTTGAGGCCATGCGGCGGCTGTACGATACGGGCCAGCCCATTGATGTGCTGACAGTCGCCAATGAGATGGGCGGCGATGTTGACGCCAACATGGTACGTAATATCGACTTGACGATTGTCGTTCCGACCAGCAGCAACACGCGGGCCTATGCGGTAGAGGTACGTGATCAGGCACGTCGCCGCCGCATGATCCAACTCGCGGGCAAGATGGCCAGCGCCGCGTGGGATGACGGCGCTGAGGTAGACGACACGCTGGCTGAGTTGGAAACGGCCGTGCTAGACATCCGGCAGGCCACGACCGTGCGTGACGTGCAAAAGCCGCAAGCGTATACGTCTGAGTTCATCGACCGTTTCACGCGGGCCGTTGACCAGGGCAGTGAAGGGTTGCGCGGCATACGCAGCGGCTACATCGACGTGGACAATATCATTGGCGGCTTTGAGGCTCCGCACCAGTACGTATTAGCGGCGCGGCCCAAGATGGGTAAATCGGCCTTCCTGCTGAATGTCATTCATGACGCGGTATTCAAGCAAGGGAAGCGGGTGCTGCTGTTCAGTCTGGAGATGAGCGCCCATCAAGTCATGCAGCGCATGGTATCACTCATGACGCGCATCCCGGTTGCTGTTCCGGCCGGCGGCTGTTTGCGCAGGCCGTGGCTGCTGACAGAGGAGGAAACGCGGCGCGTGTATGACGCGACCGGGCGGATCTCCGAGGCACGGCTATACATTGACGATACGGCGGGAATCACGCCCAGCGCGGTACGCTCGCGGGCCATGCGTATCAGGGCGCAGCACGGGCTTGACATGATCTGCGTTGACCATCTGCACATTATGGGCAGCGATGAGAAATACAGCCGGGAGAGCGTCATGTACTCTGAGATTACGAAGCGATTGGCGGCGCTGTACAAGGAACTGAACGTTCCGGGTATCACCGTGGCGCAATTGAATCGCAGCCTGGAACAGCGGCAGAACAAGCGCCCGCTGCTGAGTGACCTGCGGGAATCCGGTGGCATTGAAGAAAACGCCTACGCGGCCATGTTCCTCTACCGCCCGGCCTATTACGACGAAATGGAAAGCGAGACCATGGCTGAATTGATCGTCGCCGCCAATCGTGACGGGGCGACCGGCACGGCCGGGCTGTACTGGGACGGCAAGACAATGACGTTTAAAAATTTGGCGAGGGAGACGATACAGCTATGAAACACGGCAAACGCGACGGCAATCACGCCGAGGTAAGGGAAGCGCTGCGCAGCATACCAGGCTGCCGGGTACACGACACGGGCGACGTGGGCGGCGGCTTCCCTGACTTGGTGGTCGGCTTCACGGGCAAGATCATGTTATTCGAGATTAAGGACGGGTCGCTTTCACCATCCCGCCGGAAGCTGACGCCGGATGAGAAGCGGTTCCATGCGGACTGGGCGTTCCTGCCGGTGTACGTGGTCGAAAGTGTTGATGAGGCTTATGCGGTGCTAGGGTTGGAGGCGCCGCCGTTTTAGGAGAGTGAGAGATGGACGTAGACAATGCACCGCGCGAAATATGGATACCGACTTACGGCACAGATAGCCTGTTTGATGATTGGTTTGCCGACCCTGATATGGCGTGCGAGGATGATGTCAAATACATCCGCGCCGATATTCACACCGCTGAAATCCGCCGCCTGGAAGACATCATCGCGCAGATGTCAGCCGAACTGACAGATGCTTGCATGGCGGCGGACGTAAACGGCATGGCGTACTCGGAGATGGCGGAAGAAAACGAACGGCTGATGGGGCAATTGAAGCAAGTGCTTGGCTTGTTTGGTTTGCCGTCAACGCATATCGCCGATTCCTATCTGGATGCAATTGGTGACATCATTCAGGAACACTGCGGCTTTTCGTGGCGCTGGATGCGTGGGCTTAGTGTTGACGCTCGCCCTGTGCCGAAGCGCCAATATTGCCTATGCAATTTTGCAGAGGAGGAGGAATGAAGCTGTTTTTGTTTGAACGATTGGATAGAGTGACTGACAGATGGCACCCAGAGGGGGGCGTGGTGATTGTGGCAAATAGCCGCGAGGATGCCTTGCAACTGGTACTGGAAAAGAACGCACAAAAGCGATTGACATATGATGAGCAAATCGAATATGGAAGCGACGGCAATCTGCACTGGCCTGACCGTGCCAATATTGTGATTACTGCATCAAATTGGGAATACGTGCGAGAGTATGAACTGGCCGATGGCGATTATGCGCGTGAGGTTATTGTGTTCGCTGATGCGGGGTGCTGTTGACATGAACCCTATCCCAGCCCTGCTAATCGGTATCTTCTCCGGCTTGGTTGTCTCGGCGCTTCTCGCCGTTGCTGCCGCCATGTTGCACGGCCGGTGTGAACAAAGCGAGTACGTGCTGATGCTTGAGGAATATGACGGCGAGTGGGAGGGCAGCTAGTGCGCACGTTTGAAAGCACGACCCAACGCTATGCCAGCGAACAGCGGCTGCGCTTGCGAGAGGTTGCGGCAGAGCGCATTGTGCGCTCATCTGTAGTGCTGGGCGTTGGCATGCTGCTGATTATCTACGGCGTGACGCTTGACCCGCTGCCATGGTGGATTGCCTTTAGCGTCTTGTCGCTTATTTTCTGCCTTTATGGCACTGTCGGGCTAGTGCTGTATGTGCCGATGTATATGCAGCCAATCGCCGCTGATGAGTTGGTGCAGCGCGTGTACAGCGGCGAGGACAAGCCACGGCAGATCAAAATCGTTCAGCATGACGGGCAGACGCTGCGCTTGACCGATTTGGGCTTAAGCGCCCATGAGGCGATGCTGGTTGCTGACAGGCTGGAACGCGCCAACTGGTACTGGAGCCGCAACATTATCAGCGGCAAGGCCAGCGAGGAAAATATCACGAATATTACAAGCCGGTATAGTGACATGCGCGCCGAGATGCAGCGGGTAGGCGCGCTGGAAAGCGAGGGCGGGCGGGACAGGGTTGCGCCGTGGGCGCGTGAAGACTTCATACTGGCCTCCCCTGCCCTGACACGCAAGGTGGCGAAAAACAGACAGACCGACCGACAACGACCGGTGGTTTAGGGAGAAAATGATGAATGAGTTTACCGCTGTATTTGCGCTTATAAGCATTGGCTTGGGTATGCTTGCGTCGATGCTGATTAACTGGTGGGTTGAACGGTCGTACAAGCGCCGTGCCGAATGGGAAGCCGCGAATGAGTGGCGGCTGGATACTGTCACTACCACCACCACGCATGATGAAGATGTGCCCGACGAGGCGCTTGAGCAATACGTTGTTATTCATATGGTTGATACCGGTGATGCAATTCGTCTGTTCGAGTTTCAGGATGCCGTAGCCTACAAAGTAAATAGCGGCTATGTTCCGTGTGGTGGCATTGTCTTCAGCGGCGAGTATATGTATCAGGCCGTTTATTTGCCGGTGGCTTAGGGAGAAAGCGAGATGATAGACGAATCAAAGGCAACGTGGAAGCTGTACGAGTTGCTAGAGATATTGCGGGCGCAGTGGTTCGATGAGTTGCTACTGGCAAGCAAAATCAACGATGACGGCTCCGTTACAGTACCAGCCGCATGGGCAGTTGAGGCGTTGCGTTCTGTAGCGCGTAGGCAAGTCCCGCGCACAGACAGGCCAGTCAACGACAGGGTTGAGCAGTACATGATGGGGCTGCGCGTTTTCGAGTGGCTTGAGCCGTGGCAGTGGGTTACCAGCGGCGACGAGGAAGAATGACACAATACAAAATAACAGTGACCACGACGATAGACGACACGGCGCAGCGATTCAGCGCAGCCGAGGCGGTGAAAGATGAGCTAACGCGCTTCGCTATCTGGCATCGCGTGGCGTTCGCTGACAAGATGACGGTGCAGGTTGAGGCGCTGGGGGCCGATGAACAATCCGAAGATGACAGAGCAGACCCGACTAGCGATTGAGCACGTGCTGCTATCCGGCTGGGTGCTGGTGTTTGAACCTGGCAACGGCCCGGAACGCAAGCATCCGCGCTTTGTCGTGATGACAGCGACGGGCGACGTGGTGGCCTCTGCCAAGACGCAAGAGCAGGCCGTGTTCAAAGCGTGGATGGGCTACATCTTCACCGACGCTTAAGTAAGGGCGCGGGTTGTGTTAAAATGGGAAGAGAATATATGAGCGAGAAACCAACGATAGCGAATGCCCTGTCTGATTTGCCGCATGTGTCTATTCTGGCACTGGAGCCGTTTCAGGGCGGGTTGAAAGAACTGACGGCGCGGGAATACGGCAAGCTAAAGAAGTCGCTGCTGGAGAATGGCGTGATTGTGCCGTTCTTCGTGTGGGCTGAAACGGGCAAGCTGCTAGACGGCCACCAGCGCCGCCGCGTCTTCGAGAGCGAGGGCTGGCAGATGGATGTGCCGGTCGTGTATATCAGCGCTGAGAACGAACAGGATGCAAAACGCAAGCTGCTGGTTATAAGTTCGCAATACGGCAAGGTGACGCAAGAGGGCTTTGACGAATTCACGTTCGACCTTGACGGCGACTGGATTCTGGGCACGGCGAACTTCGACGCGCTGCCGTTTGTGTTTGATGGGCTGGCCGATGAGCCGGAACCGGAAGACGCAGAGCCGCAGATCAACCGCGCCGACGAACTACAGCAGGAATGGGGCACGGAGTTGGGGCAGTTGTGGCGGCTGCCGTCACGCACCGAGGGGCAGGAGCACCGGCTGATTTGTGGCGACTGCACGGATGCGGCGGTGGTGGAGCGGGTGATGGGAGGCGAGAAGGCGGAGATGGTATGGACAGACCCGCCGTATGGCGTGGCTGTTGGCGACAAAAATAAATATCTCAATTCGATTGCTCGGAGCAATCGAGTTGAGGAAAACTTACAAAACGACACGCTTGGTGAGCCTGAACTGCTCGAAATGCTGCGCGGGGCGTTCGGCCGTGCAAAGGACAACTGCACCGCCGGGGCCGCGTGGCATGTAGCGGCCCCGGCGGGGCCGCTACATGTGCTGTTTGGGCAACTGCTTAAGGATATGGGGGTCTGGCGGCAGACAATACAATGGGTCAAGAACAACGCGACATTTTCTCCGTTGGGGGTTGATTATCATTGGCGGGCGGAGCCAATATTTTATGGATGGCTACCGAATGGGGCGCATCGTTATTATGGCGGGAGAAAACAGACAACGGTATGGGAAATAGATCGACCGTCTAAGTCACCAGAACACCCGACGATGAAGCCCGTAGAATTGGTGCAGCGTGCGGTGGCGAATCATACGCTTGAGTCAGATATAGTGCTCGATTCTTTCTCCGGTTCCGGCACGACCCTGATCGCCGCCGAGAACCTTTCCCGTCAATGCCGCGCCGTTGAAATCAGCCCGGCATATGTCGCCGTGGCGTTGCAGCGGTATAAGGATGCGTTCGGGATTGAGCCAGAATTGATCCAATAAATCCAAGAATGAGTAAGCGACGGTACAAGGCGCAGGATTTTATAGACGCAATCCCCGGCAGTGGTGGCATCATAGCGACTATTGCCAAGCGGGTGGAGTGTGATTGGACTACTGCCAAGATATGGATCACGGAGAAGCCGACCGTGGCCCAAGCCTACGCCGACGAATGCGAGGCCGTGAGCGACATGGCCGAGAGCGTGCTACTGAAACGCATCCAAGAGGGTGACGACGCGACGGCCAAATGGTGGCTATCACGCATCCGGCGCGGCAAGTTCTCAGAGCGCACCGAGGTGACGGGCGCGGATGGGGACGCGTTGCGGATCAGGTTTATTGACTACGGGTTGGGCGAAATTGACGATGGCGATGCAGACGCAGACTGAGCGCGCGCGCATCATTGAGGACACCGAGCCGGATGAACTGGCGCGGCAGCTGTTCAGCTTTGCGGATGTTAAAGCCAAGGTTGTCCCGCTGTATTACATCGAAGGCGAAACGCTTAAGTTTCGCTTCCACAAGTATCAACAGCAGGCAATGTCTGCGCTGGAGCGGTTCGTGCTTTTGCTGGGGGGCACGCAATCGGGTAAGACCAGCTTCGGCCCGATTTGGCTTCACCGCGAAATTTGCTTGCGTGGGCCTGGTGACTATCTGGCAGTTGCGCCTGCTTATCCTCTCATGCAGAAAAAGATGCTGCCGGAGTTCTTGCGCTTTTTTGCGGACACGCTTGGTCTGGGCGACTACAACAAGTCAGACAGAACGTTTACGATTTCGGAAGCCGGGCAAATCAAGCTGTTCGGCGAGAAACAGACCACGCCGACAATTGTTTATTTTGGACACGCGCAAGACCCGGATGCGTTGGAGAGCGCCACGGCAAAGGCGGCCTGGCTGGATGAGTGCGGCCAAAGCAAGTTCCGCCTGGGTAGCTTTGAGGCGATCATGCGTCGCCTCAGCATCCACATGGGGCGCGTGTTGATGACGACAACGCCGTACAACCTGGGCTGGCTGAAACAGAAGTTTTGGGATGTGTGGCAGGCAGGGTTGGCGGCGGCGAAAAGCATCCGCCTAATCGCTTTCCCGTCAATTGCAAACCCGTCTTTTCCGCGCGAGGAATATGAGCGCGCGCGTCGCGATTTGCCGCGTTGGAAGTTCGACATGTTTTACCGTGCCATTTTCACACGGCCGGCCGGGATGATTTACGACTGCTTTGATGAGGCGATCCACAAGGTGAAGGCGTTCCCCGTACCGGACGACTGGCGGCGTTACATGGGCCAGGACTACGGCGGGGTGAATACGGCGGCCGTTTACATCGCCCAGGAGCCGGGCGAGAACGGCCGTTATTTTGCCTACCGCGAATATTGGCATGGCGGGCGCACGGCGAACGAACACAAAGAGGCCATGCTGGTCGGCGAGCCGGGCGTACCGATGGCATACGGCGGCGCGGCAAGTGAAGACCACTGGCGCCTAGAGTTCTCGGCTGCTGGGCTATACGTGGGCAAGCCGCCCGTGTCAGCCGTGGAGCTTGGCATCAACCGCGTCTATGGTGCAATCAAGCGTGACGAGTTCTTTGTGATGGACACTTGCCCGATGCTGCTGGACGAGCTGCTAAGTTATTCGCGCAAGCTAGACGACATGGGCGAACCCACGGCAGATATAGCCGACAAGAGCACGTATCACGTTTTGGATAGCCTGAGATACATTGGCAGCGCATTATGGCCCATTGATGGCGGCCCGCTGATTATTTGGTAGGGGTGATGGATGGAAACTTACGGGATTGATTACGGGGATTTGAAGCCGGGCCTATACTTGCAGCGCGGCGGGGCAATCAAGGCCATCGACGTGGCCGACAGCGGCGCGGAGTTCAACTGGCTTGCTATGCTGGGCTTTGATGAGCAAGTGCCGGCCGATGAGTTGGCAAGCAAGGAAGCGTGGACATCTGCGGCGCTGGCTCGGCGTGGCGACACGCTGCTATCCATCCCGCACGCGTGGGTGCGCGGCGAGACTGATTTGGATGATGCGCCGTTCACCATCTCCGAGGCCGTGCTGTTCCGGCAGATTGATAAGGCGCTGCAAATCAAGCCAAACGGCGCGTTTGTGTACAAACTGCGAACGGCCGGCGGCAAGCTGCTGCGCCTCATCTGGCTTGACCCGGACAAGATTGAACCGGACTGGAAGACGGCCACGCATGAGGATGGCGTTGTCCGTTTCTGGCGTGAGGGCAAGGCCGGCAAGCGTGACCCGGTAGCCGCGCAGGATGTGCTATGGTTCAGTCGCGAGGGCATGGGCGAGTTGCGCCCTGACCCGGCTCCGTTGGAAGGCGTGCGGCTGAATGCCGAAACGCTTTACAACATCGCGAGGATGGAAGATTCGTTTTTCGAGGGCAGCGCCTTGCCCTACATGTTGATCAACGTGCCGGCCGGTACGCCAGCGGTGGAGCAGGAACGCGTCGAAAGCCGCTTCAATCGCATCTTCAATTCCATGCGCAACCCGCGCGAAATCAAGACCATCGCCGTGCGTGAAGGCGTGACCGTGCAGGTGTTATCCTTCACGCCGAATGACCTGGCGCTGGGTGACACCGTGGCCCGCCATCGGCAAGCCATTCTTGCCCGTATGCAAGTGCCTGAAAGCATTGTTATGAGCAACGCGGCCAATTACGCCACGGCCATGAGCGACAAGCTAGGCTTCGCGGAGACGATGGCGCAACGGTTCGCTGACATTGCCGAGGTCATCAATGGTGACGCGGACATCATAAAGACGGGCGTCACGCTTGACGTTCGCATGAATGAATTGCCCGTCATGCAAGAAGAGGAAACGCAGCGGGCGCAGGCGTTCAGCTTCCTTGTTGGCGGTGGGTTACATCCGCTGGCGGTGGTGGCTATACTGGGCTTTGACGTTCCCGAAGATTATGACGGGCCGCTGCTGGCAGACAAGCCGGAACCGCCGCCGCAGTTCCTACCGCAGCCGATGCCGGATGAAGAGGACGACGACCAGATGCCTGACACGAAGGCCGTGGAGCTTGACCGTTTGCAACGGTTCATTGAGAATGGCACGTACCTGAAACGGCCGTTTACAAGCGACGTACTGACACCGGCAGAGATTGAACGCGAGATAGTCGCCCATGATTGGCGCGAATACCCATAGCCTTAAGGCCGTCGAGGTCATCAACCCGCCCAAGCGTGAAATGCGCCGCATGGAAGCGGACGCAGAGGAACGCATAGCGGCGGCGCTGGACAAGTGGCGGCGTGACATCACGCGCGGCATGACTGCCGATAACGCGGCCTTCATCGTGTCGCGTATCCGGCAGCGTGACGTGTATCAGCCGTTCTATGATTCCATCATCGCCGTGCTGCGTGACATTGCCCTTGAGGGCGCTGGCTTTGGCCGTAGGCAGATCGAAACAGCCGTGCTGGGCATCAGCAAGGGTATATTTGACATTGATTGGGAACTTGCGAACATGGCCGCCGAACGGTGGGCGCGGCGGTTCGGGGCGCAACTCATTCGCGGCGTGACCGACACGACGCGGCAGCGCGTAGCCGACACCGTGGCCGACTGGACAACCAACAACGAAAGCATAGGCCAGCTTGCCAAGCGTCTAGCCGAACCTGGCGGGCCGTTCGGATTGACCCGCGCCCGCACGATAGCCGTCACGGAGACAACCCGCGCCTACGCTGAGGGCAATATGGCGGCGTGGAAAGAAAGCAAGGTGATACAGCGGCGGCGCTGGAATACGAACGTTGATGAGGTTGTGTGTCCTACCTGCGGCCCGCTGCATAACGTGGTGGCTGGGCTTAACGAAGAGTTTCGGGCCGGTAACATAGTCATGAGCGAACCGCCCGCACATCCGAACTGCCGCTGCTGGATCACGCCGGTGGTAGAAGGCGCTGAGGAACGCGAGACGGGGCTGGGGCAGTTCGGGCTTGGGCCGGTGGGGCAACCCATTGAGCCAGTGCGCCCGCCGTGGGTTCCTGCTCAAAGCGTTGGCGAGGTTTATGAACGAATGTTTAGGGTTGCGGATGAATACGACCTGCCCGACCTTACACTAGCCCAGCATAACTCGATATTGAAGGCAGCCGAAGAGGTGCTTGGCAGTCGCGGAATAACCGTCAATTCTATTGGCTATCAGCAAAAAAAGGCGGCGGCGTATGGTCGTGCAACTTGGGCCGGTGACACGTTTAAGGTTGAAATACAAAAGACATTTTTGAAAAACGCCGCTAAAAAGCAACACGAACAAATTGCCCTTTTTGCACAAAACAAGGCGCAAAATATCGAGAGGCTTAGAAAAAACATAAACGACCCAGCGCGATGGAGACTTGTAGAACAGAACACAACCCAGCTAAAAAGGTGGGAGGCCGCTCAAAGGTATGCTATTTTTTCGGACGCTGACGACCCGCTTGACGCGGTGGTGCGCCATGAGTTTTATCACATTGTAGACTTTAAAAGGCGTGCAGAACTAGGCGTTGGTTATAGTCAAGATTTAGCAACCGCATTAAATGAAATAAACAACACCGTACCGTGGGCTGCCGTTTCAGAATATGGGGCATCGGCAATAACGGAGCTGTTCCCAGAGTTGGCAACGGCTTATGATATTGGCGTTGACATCCCAGATATATTTATTCAGGCGCTAAGGATGGTTTTAAAATAATGCAATCGCAGCAGTGTATTTTTTGTAAACACTATTTTGGCAGTCAATTGTGTGACGCCTTCCCCGATAAAATCCCGCAAGAGATATTTAACGGCACGCACGACCACCGCCAACCCTATCCAGGCGACAACGGCATACGCTTCGAGCCGCTAAGGGACACCAATGGAAATCCAAGGCCTCGACCAACTACGCCGCAAGCTGAATAAGCTGGAGGACTTCCAGCGCGTGCTGCATGACCCGATGGAGGAATCATTGGCGCTGCTGCAAGACTGGCTCGCCACCGCGCCGCGCAAGTCAGCGGGCGCGTTCAGCCGCCTTGCCACGCCGGGGCAGAAACGGGCGTACTGGGCAAAGGTCAGCAGCGGCGAGATACAGACCACGAAGGCGGGCGGGTACAAGCGTACCGGCAGCGCCAAAGCATGGACGTATGAAGTGCGGATGCAAAGCAACGGCGTGCGCGGCATCGTCGGCAATAACAAGCCGGGCGTGCGTTTCACGCAAGGCGACTGGCAGCAGCCGTTTCACAAGGAATCAGGATGGCGCACGACAGAGCAGGCGCTCGAAAAGAACGCCGACAAGATAGCCCGCAAGTTTGAGGTAGTGGTGCGCCGCGAGTTGAACAGATAGGGGGGTTGATGACAGAACCGAAACCAGAATGGCAGATAGACATGGAAGCCGCCGACGCAGTGCCGGGCGATATGGTACGCATGTGGATGGTGGAGCGCCGCCGTGCACTCATCTCCGAACTGCGGGCGCTTGAGCGTATGCTGGGCATGGAGCAGTCAATACCGCAGCGGGAACGGGCGCATTGAAATAGCGGCGCAGGCCGTGGTATAATGTGCCTATAACATAAGCCCCCTGGCCCAGCCACCGGGCGACAACATAATAAGCCCCCTGATAACACCGGGCGATGCGTCTAATTGATGCGTCGCCTTTTTTGTTGGGAAGGACTAACACATGAGCGAACAGACAACGGCAGTCAAGATACTAGAGCAGACAGACGACACGGTACTGGTCGGCGGCTATGGCGTTATCTTCGGCGGGCGCGACCTGGAAGGGGAGACGTTTACGCCGGACACAGACTATCAACTTGGGCGCGTGCCGAACAAGGCCGTCTATTATGACCATACCAAGAATGCCGAACTACAAAACATTATTGGGCAGACGACAAAAGAACAGCCTGATGGCATTGGTATTTGGGTGGAGGCGCAAATCAGCCGCGCCGCAGCGTATGCAGACGCGGTGATTAAGCTGGTGGAAGCCGGCCTATTGGGCTGGTCAAGTGGCAGCGTTCCCCACCTGGTACGGGGGCGCGGTGGGCGGCTGAAGTCGTGGCCCATCTTTGAATACAGCTTAACACCGACACCAGCCGACCCGAGAACGGTCGGCGTTGCGCGGTTGAAAGCACTAGTCGAATCAGACCCGGCCCTTAAGGCCATGCTTGCAGAGGTCGCCCAGGACAGCGACGGTCAAGAGGCAGCGGCGGGTGAAGATGAGACACCGACAATAATCGAACCTAATGAGGACAAGAAAATGACTGAGGAAGTTAAGGAAATTAACAACGTATACCAAGCCCCGCCTGCGGTGACGCTTGAGGAAATCAAGGCGCTGGTACAGCCATTGGCCGAGCGTTTGCAGGCTATCGAGAATAAGCCGCAACCCGCGCCGGCCGTGGCCGAGAAGAGCGCCCCTAATGTGATTCTGGACACTAAGCATTGGAAATATGACAACGTGGGCGCTGGCGACATCGCCTTCTTGATCGAAACGCTGGCATCTGCCAAGCGCAACGGCCGTTCGCGCCGTGGCGTATCCGATGCGGCTTATAAGGCGCTGGCGATGCGCCTGGAATCCGAAGAGGTGCGTGACAGCGCACCGCTGCAAGTTGCAGCCACGGCCATGAAGATGGCTGGCGTTAAGGCCAATGAAATCGCGCAGTCAACCCTTGCCAACTACGGCGATGAATGGGTTGGCGTTGCTTATTCTGGGCAGTTGTGGGAAGCCATTCGACACGAAACATTTGTACTGAACAACTTGCCGCAAATGGAAGTGCCGGCCGGTGCTGAGAGCGTGGTTATCCCACTGGAAGGCACTGACCCGACTTGGTACAAGGTCGGGCAGTCCAGCGGCATTAGTGCGAATCCTGGCGGCGTAGTGACCAACACCGTGACCGCCTCCACGATGGGCACTGATAACCAGACCATGACACTTGCCAAGCTGGGCGCTCGTGTGCTCTGGACGGGCGAGATGGAAGAAGATTCCGTATTGCCCTACGTGCCGCAATTGCAGCGACAGCTTGTCGTGTCCGGTTCTGAGTACGTAGAAGCGGCCGTCATCGACGGTGACACCGCCACGGGAGCCAGCACGAACATCAATGCAATTGACACCACGCCGACCGGCTACGAATACTTCCTGACGGTGAACGGATTCCGCAAGTCTCCGCTGATTACCACCAAGGCCAACAGCCGTGACGGTGCGGCGCTGACGGTTGAGGACTGGCTGGAAACGGTCAAGCTCATGGGCAGCGCGGGTAAGAACGCGCTCGACCGCAACAAGGTCGCGTTTATCATCGACCCGTCTACGCACTGGAAGGCCCTGCAATTGGCCGAGTTTAAGACCCAGGACGTATTCACCGGGGCCACCATCGAGGGCGGCTTGCTGACGAAGGTCTGGGGCTATCCGCAATACCTGAGCGCCCACATGTGCAAGATCAGCGGAACCGGCTTGTCCAACGCGGCCGGCGCGGTTGACGCCGACACGGCTGGCAACAACACGAAGGGGCAAATCCTAGCCGTTCGTTGGGATCAGTGGTTGTTTGGTTGGCGTCGTCGCATGACCATCGAAACGACCCGCGTAGCAGCCGCAGACGCCACCGAGATCGTGGCTTTGATGAGATTTGGCCTGACGCAGCGTGATACGGAAGCGTCAGCAATCTCTTATAACATCACCGTTTAGTCTGATATGACAGCCTGAAAGTGGGGCGGGGAAACTCGCCCCATCGAGGCAAAGGATAAACGAACAAACAATGGCACAATCAACTTACATTCCAAGAATCGGACACGACGCCGACTTTGCCAACTTGACGGCAAGCGGTACGCTGGCTGTTACCGGGGCCACGACCGTAACCGGCGCGTTATCTGCCGGAAGCGTGACGGGGCCGGTTCCGTTGGTCACGCAGGCCGCTGGTAACTTCACCCTGTCGGCTGCTACGCACGCCAATAAAATCACGCTGGTGAACGATGCGGATGCCGTCATTACGTTACCCGCCGCATCTGGCACGGGGAACGTGTACAAGGTTCTGTACGTCACGACCGCCTCCACAAGTGGCACGATTGTCGGCCTGACGAACGCGGCCACGTTCCTGGGCGGCGTCGTGGCGATTGACACCGATGCCGGCGGTGATTCCCGCGCATGGGGCGCGGCTTCAGGGAATAACACGTTCACATGCAGCACGGCCACGGGCGGCAAGGTTGGCGACTGGGTGAGCTTCACCGACGTTGCTACCAACCTGTATCTCGTTGACGGCGTAATCAAGCAGTCTG